GGATCTATGGAGTGCTCTCCTTAGTTTACCATGACCAGCAACGTTGTGACTTACACCAAACTTACGGACATTCCTATCCTTCTCTTTAGTTTCAGGAGACTTACCAGCATCCACCTTTGCTTCAACAACTGGACCTTCTTTATCTTCCTTCTTCTCACACTTACCACAAGTGCAATCTTCAGAATGAATTTTCTTCTCTTTAAGATCATCCTGTTTAGGATTAATTTTGATCTTAGTTTTCTTTTCTTGTAGTTGTTTAAAAGTGAGCATCATTTCTTCTCCTTTTTCATCTTAGCATTAAGTTCTAAAACATTTTCAATTTCTTCAATAGTGAATAATCCTGACTCTACGAGTCCTTCAATCTCATCATAATGTTCACCAAGTCTCTTAGCAAGTTTGTTTGATCCCTTTGATACTGCACGAGCAGTCTTACCAACTGCTTTCTTCAGACCTTTTTTAATTAATCTACCTACAGATTTAAGAGCACCACCTACTGCTTTTCTGGTAGAGCCTGAAGAGCTGCCACCAGAACTGCTGCTTCTAGTTTCACTAGAAGAGCTAGAAGAGTTGGAGCTGGATGAGGAATCAGAGTCTCCATCGTTTGTTTTGCCACGTGCTGAGGCAAGGAGTTTATCGAGTTTTCCACCTGTACCATCGTCTTCTTCCTTGTCATCTTTCTTTTTAGGATCCTCCTTCCTAGATAATGCTTTTTTCTTTTGTTTTTCTCTGGCAGCTTGAAACTCTCCTACTGTTTTACCAGCAGCTTGAGCACCTTTCTTAGCTAACTTTTTAACACCAGACTTTACTTTGCTTGCTGCTTTTTTAGCAGCACTCTTCATACGTTCTAAGCGAGAAGGTTCTACCTTACCACCTTTCTCATATGAACCACCCTCAATAAAATATGCTTCATTGAGTTCAACTAATTCAAGTTGTTCACAAATTTCTGAGAGATCGTTATCATCCTGAGCAGTTTCAAGAATACAAACCTCCATGAAATCAACTAACTCTTCTTCTGTTAGGTCATCAATAAAACGACCTTTCTCCGCTAGGTCTTGCCATTCGTCATTAGAAAATGCGAAGGCTTCCCTAAACTTTTTTCCCTCTGTTCTCTCAACCTCTTCCTTAGTCTCTTGCTTTCTTTTTGCTGCTTGTTTTTTATAAAGACGTACAGCTTGTGCAGACTTAGAAGCAGCACCTTTTCTATCACCAGCAACTGCAAGTTTACCACGCTTTACATCTGCTGCCTTAGATGCCTTAAGTGCTAGGTCAGCAGAAATTTCATCTAGTTGCTCACCTTCTAGTTCCTCTACTTCTTCCTTATGTGTCTTACCAGGCATTACAGTACCATCAGGCATCTTGTGTGCGTTCTTACCTTTTCCGTATGTAATGCAAGGGTCTTGACCACATCCACAATTCTTTTTACCTTCATGTATCACATGCTCATGCATATGTCCTTCCAAGATTTCTAAAGAAGAAACAGGAACATTCTTTTCTATACCATGCTCAAAGAAAACATCATAGTGTTCTACTTCTCCACTCTCATTAAGATCATGCATTCCTTTAATGCAATTACCAACACCAAACTCCTCATGTTTTACTTTTGATGCACAGTTATGCTTTTTAGACTTCTTTTCCCTCTTGGAGATCTTACCATCTACATCACTTTTCTCGTACCACTTACCATCACCATCATCGTCTTGCCAACGAGGTTCTTTTTTATTTTTTTGACCTTCAATTACCTGCTTCAAGGCTTCGGTCATATCAGGGAGTTCGTTGAGATTCATTTTACTTTGCTACCTTGTCTTTTTTATTTATCTTCTTAATGAATTCGCCAGGTGTAATCCTTCTCACATAATCAGCAAGACTATCAGTACCGAATTCACGAGTGGATGGTTTAGACCATTGGGTCTCATCAAAATCTGCTTCTACAAGATCTTTTAACCAAGTACGAAACACATTATCATTCTCATCAATAGAGATCAAATAATTACTACCTCTACTAACAACTTTAGTTATAATACCAGTATTAAGATTCTCTATAAAGCAACCAATCTGAAACAAACCTTCAGAATAATATGCTTCACGTAATCCTTTTGGATCTAACTTGGGAGCAATCTCCCATAGATTATAAGATGCATCACCAAAATCTTCAACACATTCTTCAACATTCATTGCTCCACGCAATGTATTAAAGAGTGCTTCACAATCCTTTTTAGACATCGACTTAGGACATCCTTTAACAAAAGAATCATAATCACCCTCGGCAGCTAACTTTCTTTGTTTAGATGCAGACATACCTTGTACACCTTCACCGTCAGGATCTCTATCACCAGCAGATACTACCTGTATATCATCAAAAGAATAAAGTTTACCATTATACTTTGTTGCTAATGAATTAAACTCACTAACTCTATCACCACCAACAACAAGATTAACAGAAGTATATCCTTCTTGATCTAATGTAGTAAGAACATCAAAGATAGTTTTCATATCTTCATTATTCTGAATAGCATTAGAATGATCTGGATATGCTTTCTTCATAAAATTAATCTTAGTTCCTGGATCAAGAGGATTCTTCTTATCATCCTGTGATCTACTAGGATAAATTCTATACTCTCCTCCTGATGACTTAGACTGTCTTGCTACTTTGTTTATTAAAGCTTCATGTCCAGTAGTAGGTGGATTAAATCTTCCAAATGTAATAGATATTGAACCTTGATCGACCTGACCTTCGCCGCTTCCAGTTTCTTCTCCTCCATTTACTTGATCCCCTCCTGCAAGTTCTTTACCAGTAAGCTTAACTAACTTACCGTTTTTACTCATATGAGTAACGTTACCTCTTACATCTGCATATTTTCCATATCCAACATGTGAGAGTTGTAATTTCTCTGCTTCTTGAGCAGCAAAAGATCTTTGAGCTTCTGATAGGAAAGCACTAAACTTTTTCATGCGTCCAATTTTTATCTAAATTAAAGTTTGCTTTACTAAAGGTGAGTCTATCTACGATTTTATATGGATTATCAGAAACAATAACATATCCTTCATGCTCTGAAGGTTCACCGTTGATGTAACATTTTACACCATCATTAACAACAATCGCATCGAGTAGACGATGTTTCAGTTGTGAAATTAAATGCCATGACTTAAAAGTATGTACATTAACTTCTCCCTTATATTTAGCATCCAATTGAGCATACATTTCTTGAGGATGCGGAACATACCCTTCTCTCACAAATGAATTGATATGTTTAGATATTTCTATTTGTTGTGAAGGTACTTTTGATAGTACAACACTAGGTAAAATTGATAAAAGTTCAGTCCATTTCAAAGGTGGTATTACTTCTGCATTATTAGTGTCTACCATATAACACTCATCAGATGAAGGAAGTTTAACTCCCATCTTTGCTTCCGCATTAGGACTTAACTCTGTATACTGTGTATGAGGTGCTACAATGATCTTACTATATACTGGTTCACTAAATCTATACTCAATAGTATTTGGTTGATATATTTGACCTCCTCCTACACCAATCCAATCTGCTTGATAGATACCATTTGCTCTAGGAAGATGACGGTAGCATAGTCTAAGTATATCTGCAACAGCACCCTTATGATTCTTATCGATATCTGCTGGACACCTGTTAATCTTTGGTCTTCTCTTATTAAATACCGACTTAGTACCAACAAAGAATGATCCGTTGGTCATACCAAATACTATAGCAGGAGCACCATCCCACTTCACAGATAAAGTTTTTGTTTTAATTAATTCTCTTACAGCACGTAAAGCATTTCTACGACCAGAAATAATAGAATCTTCTGGGTGTTCTAAGTGCTTGTTTGGCATGGGCATCCTTGAATACCCTTATATTATACTCGATTACCTGTGTTTATAGGGATATAATAGGACACTTCTTTTGGTGTCACATCATTCCAATGCCTGATCACCCCTGAAATGATAAAACAATTAGTAATGAGATAACTAACAAAGATGATAGATCGAATAATGAGTACATAATTATCATACTCTTTCGTTTTTTCATCAGAAAATGAACCCAATGCATACTTCCATACTCTCCATGCTGTCTTCATTTCTTTTTAAAGACACCAAATTTAGATAATACCCACATTGTAACTATTGTCCAACCTATAATATACCACATAATTTAATCATGTTTGTGTGCAATTCCGAGTTCATGCATCTTAGCATGTTCTTTAATAGGATCTCTAACATCTTTTGAACCTGGTCCAAAGGTGTACCATACACCCACACCAACCAAAGTTAAAAGAATTCCTATTACTATAAAAACTAAAATCATATCTTTGGTATGTAACCTTTTGCTTGTTTAACCATTGGTATTATATCACTCTCTACCTTATCTATAATGTCATCAATAACGTTAACATCGATGTCCATAAATGGTGGAATGATACCTAAGATTCTAAGTAATCCATCAACAAATAATGCTAAACAAGTAAAACCAAGAATCATACTAATGATAGTTGCATCTCTATTATGTTTAGCCATTGATGCTTCATCAATTGCTTTTGCTTCATCAACTGCTGCCTTTATTAAGGCATCAACTTGTTCCTTAGTATAAGTTAATTGAGGAACAATCTGACGGATTTTGTCTTCTGTCATCAGTAATATCTTTTATTATCAAATCTATATCCTTGATCTATCTCTACAATAACAGCATCCATTATGCGATTAAATGAACGAGACATCTGACGATATCCAGATCCGACATACAGTTGACCAGCGAATACTGATACAGTTGCTGCACCCCAGAAGAGATAATAAAATCTAGACTTGACTTGTGCTCTTACCTTTTCACGTTTACTAGTCATAATATTAATTAACTTAAGATCAGTATATCACCATACCAAATTTAAGTCAAGAATATTTATTAATATAACTTACCAAATGGACCGAAACGTTTTCCTTTCTTGGCAGCAAGAAATACCATGTCAGTCATAAACTCTCTTCTTTTAGATTCCTTCATATCAACAAGAACCTCTAAAAACTTCATTTGCATACATTTACTATGTGCAACATGAGGTTCTGTGACATACACCTTCATCATATTTTCAAAGAAAGTTGATTCATTAGTAATATTTGTTTTAATCTTTGCTGTCTTAAGCTTCGTAAATAATTTCTTATACTCATCAGATTTCTCTTCAAACTTCGTACCTGTTGATGGATATTCCTGATGCTTATTAACAAAGTCTTTCTTATTATCCTTAATTAATTTAACAACCATATCAACTGGTGCTTTTCCTACACGAGCAGACTTAGCACCTTCTTCAGTTGGTTCCCATTTTAAATTAGAAGTGCTCTTAGAATCATTAGCTTTAATCTGGAAATCATATTTAACGTTTGAACCACCAACAACTACCCTAGTATCCTGAGTATTAAAAGTATCATCTGATTTTATACTTAAGTCAATTTTTTGATCTAAAATATCCCAGTTATAATCATCCTCTAATGCATCATCACGTACATTATACTCCTCATACTTAGCAATATTTCCTGATACTTTCTTCAAAGATATACCAACAACCTTTCTCTCTGTAAAAAGTTTACGCAATACTGCATTCAATTCAAGTATCGTTTGTGATCCATTACCATCAACAGTTTTATTAATAACACCTTCAATTTCTTTTTGATTTTGTATACACCATATATCAGCAGGGTTCCATGTATCTTTCTTACTAACACCAAACTTTTTCTTTACTATATCTGTAATGTATCCCATAAAACCTTCATCTCTGTTGAAGATTTTAAATTTAACATTACTAAATTCCTTTAACATTCTTGCCTGTTGAGCATAGAATACCTTTATCCATTCCTCTTCTACATTAGGATAGATTGCTTCTAACTCTTTATACTTTGGATCTAATTTTATATCTGTCCACTTATCATATCTGTATGAATCTTTAATAGCACGATGCATTATCCATGCTGATGCTCTCTCTTGCATAGCAGTTGTCTTAGCATCTGCTGCCTTAGCACTCTTCTTATGACTTGCTATGAACCTAACTTTAGTAGTTCCAAAAGTAAAATCTAATGCTGCCTTACCACTTACTACCTTAACACCTTCATGATCCTTATCAAATTTCTCAATATTACTTTCTATCTTATCTAAATTACCTTCACCAAGTTTAATCTGCCACATCCCACGACCAGACCACAAACTGTCAGCAAAAAAATAATCCTTTTCAGGAAGACTCTTTGTAACTTTATTAAACGCTGTTACAATCTTAAGAGATCTTGCCTTACTCTGTGTATCTGAGTAAGGCATATTAAACATTTTTTTATCTGCCATCAGAATATATTATTCTTCTGGACTATTTAGAATTGTTTAGGATGAGTTACTACATCACCATGTATCTCACCTATGTCATCTATGTGAGCATGATCTATCTTTTCGATATGTAGATGCTCTAATGCATTAGCAATTCTTTCAAGTGCTGACGCAATTCTGGTGAACTCTTCACTCATAGGTCTCCCTCCTTTCTATTCTCTGACTTATGAACATCAAACTCTCCACCAGGATATCTTTTCTTTAATTTCTCTACATTCATCTCAACAATTTCATCAAATGATGTATCTAATGCCATACATGCCTGTGCAACATACCACATTACATCACCAAGTTCTCTCTTAAGATGAAATAAATTTTCTTCATTAATTGGTTTGCCCTGAAATATCATCTTCTTTACTACTTCAATAAACTCACCTGACTCTGCAGACATTCCTACTGCAGCAGTAAGAAGTCTTTCTACAGGAAGACCTTCTGAATATAGTTCTCTTAAACGAACTGAAAATGATTCAGAACTTTTACTTTCGTTAGATGTAACTGCATCTACGAACTCAGTGTATTTTTCAAAATCAATCATACTTTAATTCTGCAAAGGATTTTTTACCTTGAACTTTTTTGACTACTTGCTCTTCTTGACCAGAATCAACTAAATCTTTCTGAGCATTATCAACATCATACAGCCTCATCTTTGCTCTGTCAATACCTATACAAAATCTTTTATTAAGTGTAGGATCATAATACCGATTCTTCAGTTGCTTAACCATGATCTGATTCATTTCCTCAAGTTCATCAGTACTAATAAGAGCAAACATAAGATCAGCGGTTGCTGGAAGACCAAAAGATTCAGAGGTATCTGTAAGGTCAACATCACTACTACCAAAACCAGCACGAGTAGTTTGAGTAGCGGAGACAATCGGGACATTGGCTTCAACAGCAAGTCCCCTAAGTTCTTCTGCAATCGCTTTAACATAAGTATATGAATTTACTATAGATCCTTTATACCTTTGAGAGGCACAAATATTTAAGTAATCTACAAATATAATATCTGGTTTAATACTCCTCTTTAATGCAAGATCAGACAGTAAGGATTTAAAATGTCCTACATGAGCAGATGCAGTAGGATATTCTTTAATGATTAACTTACCCTGTGTCTTCTTACTTAAAGCACTAATCTTATTCTCATACATTACCCTTGGCAATTCAGATAACTTCTGAATAGGAACATTCAAAAGATTAGCATCAATTCTCTCAGCAATTTTCTCCTCAGCCATCTCAAGCGTGATGTATAATACGTTCTTGCCTTGGAGTAACACACTGCTTGCGACATGACACATAAACAAAGACTTACCAACACCAGTGCCAGCGAGAGCAATATTGAGTGTTTTATTCGGAATGCCACCCTTTGTAATCTTGTTAAAAAATTCCAAATCAAAAGGAATCTTTTCCTCTTTCTTGTGGTAAAAGTCAAATCGTTCTTCGTAGTTCTGTAAGTAGTCATGTCCTACATGTTGATCAAATGATACACCTAATGCATCACTTAGTATTTGTGGAATTGCTCCCTTATCCCTCTTCGTATCTTGACCGTCTGCAATCTTAACTGATTCCATAAGCGATAGATAAATCGCTCTCTCCTGACACCACTTCTCCGTCGTGTCAACAATCCAATCCAAGTCTGATTTTTCATTACTTAATTCATTTAAAAGTTCTATAACTTCTTTAAATTGATCTTCACTAAGATCAGTACGTTCTTGACATTCAATACCTAAAGCATTTAAAGAAGGACATGCATCATAATTACTGACATACTCATGTACCTCAATAAAAACAACTTTAGTTGCACGAGTTGTAAAATATTCTTGCTTTAAAAAAGGAAGTACTTTACGAGTATACTCTTGCTGAAAAATTAAATGACTCAGAATAGTTACTTCTAAATTCATAGGTAATGAAGGTAAGATCCTACAATATATTTTTTCCCTTTAGCAACTGATCTACCAGCATGACGGTACATCCAAGTTGGAGGGAACATAAGTATTCTACCACATTTTGGCTCAATTGACAGATCTAATTTAGGAAAATCTGTAGTTCCTCCAACTTCAACCTCATTCAAATATAAAAACATTACAAGAAATCTTCTGGAAGATGAATAATCACCTACATCAACATGATCTAAAAATACATCCTTACCATTAGGTAGATATCTTTTAATACGATACTCTTCAAATGCATACCTAGCAGGAAAATCCTGACCAAGTTCCAATTCATCCATATATTTATTTACATATTCAATGAATGTCTCTTGGATCTCTACTTGTATATTAATCCACCTATCACTTTTTTTCTTATACATCTCTGATATATTAAGTTCAGTGAAGGTTGGTCTACCATTCCTATCAACATCACATTGATTTTGTTCTTGAAACTCAAATGCTTTTATAACTTTGTCACAAAAATTAGGTGACAGTACATTATCATATACTTTAATATAATCAGATAATTTAGTTACCATATTTAAACTCCTTAGCAGCACACTCATCTAATGCTTGCATTACTTCTGGAGTAAAATACTCTTCTGGATTAGAAAGTATATGTTTAGCAAATACTTTCTTACCATTCATCTCATATCTACCTGCTACATTCTTCCATAACTCATACTTCTCACCTAATTCTAATAGTCCATAGTATTTGTCAAGACCTTTATCATAGTAAAGCCTCACTTCAACCTGACTATTTTCTTTTGTTAATCTAGCTTTAGCTGTTTTGCATTTAATAATATTTCCCACAACCTCCTTACCATCCTTCTCTTTCTTTTTAGATAGATATATGATTGTGCTTGCTGCGTATTTGAGTCCACTTCCACCTCCCATTTCTTTAGTAGGGATATACGCACCCACTACATCATATGTATGATTAGTAACCAGCATTGGGACGTTTGCTTTACCTAACTTTAAAGTAAGTACTCTAAAAATAGACTTAACAACTTGTGCTCTAGTCATATCACGAGTGTCTTTACCCGCTTCACTATCCTCAACCTCTTTACTGGTTGATAACATACCAAGACTATCAAGAACAAACATTAAAGGTTGTCTCTTATCTGGGGTTTGAGTTAAATATTTGTCTAATATTTTAATAGATTGTGTTCTAAATTCTTGTACTGTAGTAACAGGTACAATCATCATACGAGTACTATCAATACCCCTATCTTCAATCTGTTCTCTACTTAATGCACTTTCAGATTCAAAATAAATAACGCCACCATCAGGATTAGATTCGAGGAAATGCTGTACAACGCCAAGACAGAAAAATGTTTTGCCAGTACTTGACTCACCTGCAATAGCTGTGATCTTGTTCCCTGGAATACCTCCGTAGATGCTTCCTGATACAAGTCCGTTAAAGACGTACGAACCTGTGTCGATAAAATTACTAGTGTCACCAGCAGCAACACCATCACTAACGAGAGAAGCGTATTCATTACCTATCTCCTTTGCTACATCATTTAAAAAACTCATTAAGGTGACCTCTTGATCAATTGTGTAATATAATTAGAACGTTTCATGGCACGTTCAAACCATTCTGCTTCTGTTTTATCAAAGAATTCTTTTACGTCTGGATGTGCTCCAGCACCAAAAGCTTTCTTATATTCTACAATGTATGTGGTCATCCGAATAAGAACTCCAAATTAGCTACCTTTTCTGGCTTCCACCCAATAGTATCCATTATGACCTTAATCGGATCGAGAAAACTCTTACCAAATTGTAAGTCATAGTCCACCTGTTTGTCAAGCCCCAATTCTTTAGGAAATGTATTCAAATATGAAATAACATTTTCACCTATCTTATTTGGAGTCTTAAGATAAACAAATTTAATCTTTTCACCATCCTGTATGAGAGGATACTTATGTGTTAATTTGTTCTTCTTATTATAATGATTATACAGTAGAGCACCACGCACGTGTATGGGTGTGCCTTTGCTGTATATACTGGATGGGTTTGCCCACTTATTTATCCCATTACATCCCCTAGGGAATGATATATCTTCTATAGGTAATGAATCAAACTCTTCTCTAAAATCTTTAATAAATTTCTGTGCTTCTTGCTCACCCTTATTCATAATAACCTTAAGACACTCACGAATCCTATCTCTACATGCACCTGGTGTTGAAGACTTAACTGCCTCCAATCCCATGATCTTTAGTTTAGGTTTCTCATACCTAACACCCTCACTATCCCATACATTAAGAATGTATCTCTTCTTGGCAGTCCATATACCTTTATTAGCAATGTTCTCCCTCTTCATAAACATTTTCTGATCGTATGCACCTACGTACGAGGCCAACGCTTCATAAGAACTCGTAATATACTTCTCAAGTTCCAACTCACAGATCTTATTAAGGAACGACACAACGCCCTCATCAGTTTTTTCTCTCCCCTTGTATACAGTCTCGACCAGAGGACCAAGGTTGAGGTAGATACTATCAGTATCACTAGCAATAACATAATCTTCTCCTTCAGTTTTAAGTATCTTATTCAGATACTGATTCATTTTGTTTTCAATCCAACGGATAGATACCTGTCCACTAAGAGTAATTGCCTCAGCATTTGCTAAGTTATAATATCTAAAGTATTGATTACCAATAGCACCATAAGCAGAGTTCAACTGAATCTTACGTGCCATCTGTATATTATTAAACTTTGAAATGTCAGCAACTAACTTACTAGAAGGATTCTTTTCATTCTCTTGCTTTGCAAAAAGCATCTTCTTCTTATAAATCGTACGTTCATCGTAGATCTTCTGCATCATTTCTGGTAGGAACCCATGTATATCCTTACGGTACTGAGCACCATTAGCACATACTGCAAACTCTCCTGAGAAATCTATATCTTCATTTAAGATCCTCTCAACGCTCGCACTGGGATGTCTAGTCTCCCAGAGGGTTTCTGGACTGATATTGTACTGCATAATAAGATGAGGATACAGGCTATTAAGATCAAAAGAGACCACCCAATCATACTTTCCTGGAATCGGTTCTTTGACATAAGCACCTGCGTATTTTTCATCTTTTTTTGCTCCCTTTCTAGGAGGTACAACGATATTTCTATCGGTGAGGTAATTATATATCATCGTGTCCCACATACGGACCTGAGAATATACATCCTCGAAGTTAACCTTAGCATCATAACTCATAGTTATGGCAAGTTCAAGTAACTTCATTTTATCTTCCAATCTGTCAATCAACTCAACGTCTTGGATGTTGTACTCAATAAACTTCTGCCAATCTCTTGTATAGAAGTCCTTGAAATTCTCATACTCTGAGTGATCTACCTTACGCTGACCTAGTTCAACAAAGGCGATATGATCAAGTCTATATGATTCCTGGTTAGTATAAGTAAACTTACGGTAAAGATCGAGATAGTCAAGAATGTTAATCCCAGACACATCATAAGCATAATTTTTACGTCCTTGGACATATACTTCTCTCTCGTTTGCTCTATTCCAAGGTGATAGTGACTTCATCCACTTCTCACCTAACATTCTATTTACTCTACGACAGATATATGGTACGTCATAAAGATTTACGTTCCATCCTGTAAGAATATCTGGGGTATTCTGTGCCCACCAACCAATATAACTCTTAAGCATATCCCTTTCAGTGTCAAAAATAAATGCTTTAACACCTTCAGGAACTTCAAACTCCCTCATAGCCCAAACAAAATATTCTTTCGTTACCATATCTTTAATGGTAATAGAAAGCATCTCTTCTGCTGCTGCCTCTACATCAGGGAAACCATTCTCACATTGAACCTCAATGTCCAACGCAAAGATTTTCATCTGATTGATATTGTAATCTACCTCACCTGGAAATTCCTTTGAAATAAATTGATATACAAATCTCTCATAACCATAAACCTTAAATCCCTCTACACCATCATACTGTTGTATAAATTCTCTCGCTTCTTTAGGAGTTTCAAACTTAATAGGTTTGACACTCTCACCAGTAAGAGTTTTAAACTTCTCTTTCTTATTTGAAGTAACGTATAATGTAGGAGAAAAATGGGTACGAGACTGAACTGGTTGTCCATCTTCGTACCCACGATAAAGTATAGTGTTACCAGCTAATTGTATGTTGGTATAAAAATGACTCACTTATTATTGTAGAGGTCTACAAGATTAGAACTTGGATCCAGTATACTCATAATACAATCAGATGTCAAGAAGACATCACGTTGTGATGTAAATTCTGGAAAAGGAACAATCTCTTCATCAGAAATTATTTGATAACATCCTTCTATAAGAATACTAGGTTCTTCATCCAGTTCAGTCACCTTCCCTAACAGATATTCCGATCTCTGTTTCAGCAGTATCACTTTCAACTGCTGTTGTATCATCTCTTCTTCCATCTACAGCCTCTAATAATTGTTTGTACTTTTCAATGACCTCATCATGTGTTTCATAAGCAGCAATAACTTCATCAAATCTAACTATAACTCTTCGCTCTTTTGATAAAGGAGCCCAAGGTTCCATAGTAATTTGAGGTTTACTAATCTTATGAATATTGCCTTCATCATCTTCAGCGGTCATTGCATCCGAAAGATAAATGAAATAAGGTTCATTTAATTGAAACCCTAAAACTTTTTTCTCATCAGGATCTGCTGAAGTGATTTCT